GCAGCGCAAGCCGCTGAAGCTTTAGATGTCACCAAAAACGCCACCAAGGCTGGTGGCGGGAGGCTCTAAGGGATTGATAAAACTATGACTATTGGCACGCGAGCGGATCTTCCCAAAGCAGGCGCGCTACCGGGCTGCGCTACGCCCCGAACCGTTGCCGGTCAAGGGCTTATAGGCATTTTGCGGAGGCCATTGCAAGAACGGAAAACGGTGGATTTGGGGCTTTTCTGCCACCAAACGCCACCAAAAACGCCACCAGATTTCGGCGTTTCAGCTTTGTTCCGGAGGCGGCCATGAGTGACCAGGTGCTGCGCGAGGCTGAGCTCACGGCTCGCTATGTCGGCCGCCTGCTCTCCTGCAAAGCCCCGCAAGTGCAGGCCGCCGTGTTGGCCGACCTCACCGCCGTCTGGCTTGCCGGGCATCGCACCGACAACCCCGACGCGACCCGCAGCCTGCGAGCAGAGATCTTGAGCCTGCACTGTGCCGCCGTCCGCAGGCTCGTCACCCTTGCCGACGAGGAAGCCGCGCAATGACCGCCGCCGCCTTCCGCGTCGTCGAGTGGGTCCCCGCCGGGGTCAGCATCAAGACGTGCGCCGCTCCGATCATCCGAGCGCTGCGGGCGGTGCATCTGCGCCTCCTGGAGACGCCCGCGTGAACCGCGTGCCGCCCGCCTGGCTGACGCTGCTGCCCGTCTACGAACGACGAACCTGGCTGTGGTGGCTGGCGCTCGGCGTCGAGCTGGGGATCTTCGCCTTCCTCGGCTGGGTGCTGCTGGAGAGCCTGCGGTGATCGCCGACGACTACCGGGCGATTGCCGAGCGCCTGCGCGAATTGCACCGCACCGCGCCAGTGGAGCAAGCCGAACTGGACCGGCGGGCCCGGTTGCGAGCGCGGCGATTGGCCGATCTTTGGCAGGAAATGGGAGACAGGGGAAATGCCGACACTGCTTGAAACCGCCGAGATCCCGACCGTGATCGTCGGCACGCGCTGGCGCGGCGAGCGGGCGATCCATGCGATTGCGGCGATGAAGCCGGGCGATACCGTGCAGCTGATCAGGGAAGCCGCCAATCAGCACGACGCCTACGCGGTTGCCTGCCAGTACCGAGGCCTGCAGGTCGGGTACATACCGCGGCAAGCCAACATGGCGGTCGCAGTGGCGATCGACCGCGGCAGCGTGGTCACCGCGATCGTCGAGGCGCCGGCGCAGGTGACCCACAGTGGCTACATCAAGACCGAAGCCAAGCTGCGGATCTACCTCGGCGGCGAGCCGCAGCTGTGACCGATCTCGTGCTGAGGATCGCTTTTCGCGTCGACGGCAAGCCGACCCGCGTCGATGGCGAATATATCGTCGCATACGACCCGACCTTTGACCGCACCGGCGCCTACCGGCTCGACACCAGCCCCGACATCGACGCGGCGCTCGGCTTTCCGGACGGGGCGAAAGCGCTGCAGTACATCCGGCGACCCTCGCCCAACAGACCGTTCGACAGCCCAGGTCACGTCAACCGTCCGATCACCTGCTATCACATCCAGCTGATGCCGAGGTCGCGATGATCGCGCATCACTTCGTATTGAGGCTGGCGCGGTTCGGGCCGCTCGTGCCGGCGCGGCTATGGTTCTGCGACCACGAGCCGGGCGAGCCCGACAACCGGCTCGACCGCGGCCGCCTCTCGCTCTACCCGCGCGCCGACATCGCTGGCCTCGAAGTTCCGCCCGAGCAGCTCGCCGATCGGCTGTTCAGCATGACCGACCCGCGCCCGGCGCACCCGCCGACACACTGGCGCTACGCGGCGCCCTGCAGCGAGGCAGAATACCGCTGGCGGCTCGACTCGCTGCGCTGGGCCGAGCGGCAGAACCCCGACGCCCCCGTGCTGAAGCCGCGCCGCAAGCTCGCTGCGGCCGATCTGCCGGTGCCGGATTTCGAACGGGAGAACGCGCTGCTATGAAAACCGAGACCGAGATCGGGCGCCTGGCTCTGCGAGTCGAGGGCGAATTCTGGAATGCCTACTGGGCACCGCGCCAAGACAGCATGGCGGACGCGGTGCTGCTTGCCTCGATCCGAATGCTCTTTGTCGAGGGTGATAGCCCGTTAAAGGATCAGTTCATGACGCTGGCGAAAGACAGTTTCGCCAAGGCGGTGCAGGAAGCCATCGGACAAACCCCGCGATGGGCCGCGCCGGTTTCCGCACCTGAGCGTGAACGGTCAGGCCGCGGATGATGACCAACCAGCTGCTGGCCGAAGCCGAGGCACTGCCGGACCTCGACGAATACGCCGGCATGTCGGCAGTCGACATCGCGCAAGCGGTGATCCACTGGCCCGAGGGGAGCGAGGATCAGATCCGCGCGATCGGCGCGCTGCGGCAGCGGGCGCCGGGCATCGGGCATAACCGTCCGCCGCTCAACGAGGCGCTCGAGGAGGAGCTCGCCCCTTCCCGCGCCCGCGCCGACCAGTTGCTGGCGGTCGCGGCGCGCAGCGTCATTGTCGATGAACAGTCCGCCGGCAAGGTCATTGACCTCACCCGCCAGATGAAAGAGCTACATGATGAGCTCGACAAGACTCGCTTGGCCAGGACGAAGCCCTATCGAGATGCGACAGCGCTGATCAACCACAGTTACGACGCGCTGAAGCTAAAGCTGACGATGGCGATCGGCGGCACGTCAGGGCGCGACGGGCTTAGCCGGATGCTGACGGCATGGGATGACCAGCGGCGCGCCAAGGTCGACGCGGAACGCCGCCGCCTCGCCGAGGAGGCCCGCCAGCGCGAAGCGGAGGCCGAGGCCGCGCGTGCCGCCGCCGAGGCGAAGGCGCAGGCCGGCAGGACCGATGTCGCGGCCGAGCTCGAGGCGGTGCGTGCCCGGGACCAGGCCGAGCAGCTGGCGCGGCGCGCCGCGGCGGTGCGACATGAGCCGACCCGCTCGCAGCTTGGGCAGACGACCAGGCGCCGGGTAATCCAGTTCGTCGTCGAGGATTTCAACAAACGCCTGCGCGGCATTCTGAAATCGCCCCGCCGCTCGCAGGTCGAAAAATTGGTCAACGACATCACCGAGCACGAGCTGCGCGATCTCGGCGTCGCTGCTGTCGAGAACGGCGTCGTGATGGATGGCGTGCGCGCCTGGGTCGAAGAGGGGGGGGTCAGTGTCCGACGCTAAGCAGATCGGGGCGATCCGCGAAAAGCGGGTACGCGCAGCGGCGCTCGGCTACAGGCGGGCACCCCGCAAGGACGCCATCAACCTACTCGGACTACGCTTCCACCGGTTGGTGGTGCTGTCCCGCGTGCCGACGGCTGAGAGCGCCAACAACAACGCCGAATGGCTCTGCCAGTGCGATTGCGGCAGCCTCCACCGGGTGCGCGGCACCCGCCTGCGCAGCGGTGAGATCAAATCGTGCGGCTGCTACCGGCGGGACACGCATATTCCTTGGCTCCGATCACGCCTGCAGGAGTTGCAGCAGCTGCGCGAAGTCGATGGTTGACAGCTGGCGGCCCGGCCGCGGGCAGGCGATCGAGTTGGCGAAACACCTCGAATCAAGGGGAGAAAAGTAACGTGGCACAGAGCATGGACCGGCCGCAGCAGCAGGCGCCCGCGCAACCGGCGCCGCGGCAGAACCTGGCCGAGCGGTTTCGCCAGGACCTCGACGACTACACGCCGAACTTGCGCGATGCGCTGCCGGCCGACATCCCGGTCGAGCGGTTTAAACGGGTTCTCGTCACCGCCGTCAGCACCAATCCGGAATTGCTCTATGCCGATCGGCGCTCGCTGTTCAATGCGGCGATGCGGTGCGCGGTCGATGGGTTGATCCCCGATGGACGGCAGGCGGCGCTGGTGGTTTTCCGCAGCGACGTCAAGACGCGCGACCCGCAGACCGGCATCGACCACGTTCGTAAGATGGACGTAGCTACATATATGCCAATGGTTGCCGGGCTGCGCGAGCGCATGCGCAAATCAGGCGAGGTTGTCAGCGCGGTTGCCGAGGCGGTATTCGAAAAAGACCATTTTGCTTATCGGCTCGGGGATAACGCGCACATCGAGCATGAGCCGCCGCCGCTCGGCGTGCCGCGCGGCCAGGTGATCGGGGCCTATGCCATCATCCGCCTGCGCAACGGCGAGGTGATCCGCGATGTACTCGACCGCAGCATGATCGAGGCCGCCCGCAACATGTCGCGCGCCAAGAACAGCCTGATGTGGAGCAGTTTCTACTGGGAAGCCGCCAAAAAAACCGCCCTCAGAAGGGCGGCAAAACAAGCTCCGTTCTCCTCGGAATTGCGCCGAGTGCTCGACCGCGACGACGAGGAAGTGGAAATCGGGCCGGATCTCGGCCCCGGCATGGCTCGCCAGCCGGAACCGCAGCGCGAGCATTATCACATCGGCCGCACCGAGCCGCCGACCGGCCCCGAGTTCGCGATGGTGGATCTGGACGGCGTCGAGAACATCTACGCCAGCGCTGGCGCCGC